TTGTTACAACTTTAATTTTCATAGAACCATCATCTTGATGAACAAGTTCTGCGTGGGTGTCACCATGATCTTTTATAAAGCTAACAATTCTTTCTGCTTTGATTTCAGAAGCTCTATCTATTTCTTCTTTAATGATTTGTTTTAGTCTGGTTTTTGTAATTTTCATTTGTATTCCTTTATGCGGGCGCTACCCGCGTGAGTTAAGAACCTTTACAGCATCGGCGGACTGGTTGTAGTCCCCATTTAGATAGTAAAAAGTTGTTCATCATTCTTCTCCAAAAAAGTTATCTTTTGTGTAATTATGCTTTATCATAATTCCTTCATCTGAGAACACCATATTGAGAACATAAGATGTTGCAGACGAGAGGCAGCCAAATAGAAAAGCATTTATCAAAGTTGGGTCAAACATAAATAGTTCTGTCCAAGGAGAAAGTAGGACCAAAAACCAGCCAACGTGAAAACCCATGCACATAGGACAATGAAAAACCTTGCCGTATCCTCTATAAGATTCTTTGTCTGGTCTAAGTCTTTTTAAGATTGGCATATCGCTGTATACCAAAATCTGCGTGAGCCCGTAGGCTATAAGTATGAATAGTAAGAGTTCCATTTACTTTTTCTCTTTTTGTTTAATTACGTTGTTATCCGTTGTTCCGGCAAGATTTTGTTTTGGCAGCCAAGCTTGTACGACTTCGTCAAAATCAGGGATTAGCTGATCTGGATTTTTCTCAACCTCTTGCTGTACTCTAGCAATCATTTGGGCAACAAACTTATCTTCTAATTTATCATCTATAAGCTCTTGAAAACCATCATCCAAATTAAACAAATCAAGGATTGGATTTCCGCTTGTTTTTTCATCTGGTGCTCTTGCATAAGCCGACACCATTGAGCCTATTAATTTTGCGGCTGTTATTCCCGGCTTTACAAAAGATGTGCCAATATCAAGAAAACTTAGAGCAAGTTTGATAGTATTTTCGGCAATTTCACTTCCACCCTCAATACTTCCATCGAGTAAAGCATTTTTTATCTTATCAGCAAATTCTTTGTTTTCCTTTGCTTTTACAGCAATCCTTAGAGCATCTTCTAAGATTGCCCAAGTTACAAAAGTATTTTTTTTCTTTTCTTCTGATACAACAAACCTATCCCAACGTTCCATTATAACTTTCATTTCATCTGCCATAACGGACTCCTAGATTGTGTACATGTAAGAGAAGGTGTAGGGGTCTCGAATGTAACCCTTGCGGATAGAGCCTTGTTCATCGCGATGAGGAACCTCGCCAAGCTCAGTTGAATCCTGTTTATCGGGATTAGTGTATTCATCTTCAAATCCGCCAACTGCTGCTTCAACATTTTCGTAGTAAGGCTTCTCTTCTTTAATAAACTTCTCAATACTTACAAGCGCAAACTTGGCTGCATTTAGTTTACCATCTGCAGATTCTTGTAGGTTTGCTTCCATTGCGCCATAATAAGAACCGCCCTGAATAGACTCAGGAATGACGATGCCCTTTCTAGCAAGATGATTGAATAGGCGATTTTGTGCGCCATAGGTAAAGTCAGTCATTGTTTGCTTAGGGAACGCAGTAATTTTCTTGTCCTTTCCAGACAGAACGATGTCGATGTCGCCGTGGTCAAAGATCATAAGATCACCACTAAGAGACTTACGAATATTTAATTCGAGGGTTATGGTAGGAGGAGGGGTCTTGGGCTTGATTGTAACCTTGACCGGTTCTGGTACTGGGACAATTCTAACTGTTACTGCCATCGTCGTAGATTTCCTTTACGAGTTCTTGAGTCTTCAAGATTGTGAAGAGAGTTGCTTCTGTCAAGTTAGTTTCGTTTGATAAAGCTGCAAGGCGCTCCTTGACTAACTCTGTTTTTCTAATCATTTCTTGATCAGCAGCAACCTCTTCAACTTCTTTTGCTTTTTCAAGGGATTCCTTCAATCTTGTGAGTTCGCGATTGAGGTAGATCTTTGTTTCCAAATCATCGGTAGAGAATGATGAGATGTAGTGGTTTAATAATTCTTTTTGCTCTCGAAGTAAAGAGTCGCCATACTTGTTGTTAAACTTCTTGGTAAATGTAGTAAATGTAATCGCATCAATAGGCTGCATTGTCTGCTCTTCAATAATACCAGTCATGCCTTCTACAATCTTTGACTCCAACATTACAGCCTGCTTGGGTGAGCTTGTATTAAACATCTTTGCAATAGTAGCCAATGACTTATAGTTTGGCACAAAGTTGTTGAATGTGGCAGGACTGAGTTCCTTGTTGATGTCATTGATGATTTCTGTTTGCTGCTTGAATAGTCCATCGGGGTCGATAAGGCGCTTAGCAGCCATCACAGCCTCTACAATTTTTTTACTAGTGGTTTCATCTAGGTTCTGATTTTCGTAGAGTGAGCGGTAGCATTCTAGGTCTTTCTTGAGTAATGAATCGCCTGTAAAGTGCTTACGAACAATTGACACTACTTTTGCTTTGCGATCGTTGTCGCCCTTGATAATAGCAACAGTTGCTTCGCGAGCAAGTGCTTCAAAAACAAAAGCAGTGTTTCTCTTTTTGTTGTGTTTATTCTTCATCAATCTTCTCCGTTACCTTATTATCTAGTGACTCAAGCAAGAACTTGACAGAGTTATCAACCTCAAGAAGAGCTTGTTCTTCTTCCTGTTCTCTTAGATAAATAGGGTCTTGTTCTTCATAAATGCCTCTTGATAGTGTTCTTAACTCTGAGGCACCAAGATTATTTGTTCTGTAAGTGTTCATCTCGGGCGTTGGAATGCTTGAGTAGTTACGTGTTCTTGCACCGGATGGGCGCTTATCTACGGCTACCTTTTGGTATGCTTTGCCCTTGGAGCCCTTAGTGACATACTTTTTACCTGATCTCGCACGCTTCCCAAGAGACTTGGCAAGTCGAGGTGAGTCACGCGAGCCGGGAGGCGCTGCCAGTAGGGCTGACTCTTCGCCGCCCTCATCTCCACCAGCGTCATCGCCGCCCCCAAGGTCAAGGTCACCACCACCTTCATCACCACCGAGGTCTAAGCCGCCTCCTTCGTCGCCGCCTCCGAGATCAAGCCCACCTCCACCACCGGCTTCTCCACCGCCTGCTGCGGCAGCTTCAGCAACACTCTCAAGGGCTGTGTCATGCTTGCGGTCGTAGAATTGTTCGCGCTGACAACGTAGAAATTCTTCGTGAGACATTCCAAAGATGTTATCTGCAACCCAACGGCGAGAGAAGTAACCTTCGGTAGCGGAAGCAGCAATATCAAACTTGCTCTTCCAGTGTTCAAGTTCTTGTAATTCAGCAATCTTACTTGGATTGTTGAGAGATAGCTTGAAGTTAAGAAGATCTTCGCCTCTGTATCCAAGAGTGTAAAGGTGAATAATTCCAACCTTCTCTAGTTCGTGAAGAATAGAGCGCTGGAGTCTCTGAATGGTACGAGCAAAGCGAATGTCTTTCGTTGCAAGAGTGGTCTTGTCTTCTGTTGCGCCCTCACCCATTGTGAGATATGCCTGTGGAATCTTGATAGCAGAGAACAGCTTGTCGCGAAGATATTTAACGTCATCAATCGCAGTCGTATTCTGACCACCACCGAGGTTCTGAATGTCTGTAACAGAACCAGCGCGGACAGGAATGTAGTAGTCTTCTTCGATTGACAGTGGGTTGTATCGAAGATCAATACGACCAGTATCTTTGTCAACAATTGTATGGCGCTTTAGCTGTGACACAATCTTTTGCATAAATTGTTCAACTTCCTGCGGAGGGACAGCACCAACATCAATCTTGAAAACCTTACGTTCAGAAGAACGAACAATACGATAAGCCATCATTGCATCTTCCATAAGAGTAAGCTGACGCCAGATGCGGCGGGCAGGTTCAAGAACAGATGTTCCGTATGGTGAATACTTATCGTTCCCAAGAATGCGGAAGTGTGCGACCTGCCAGTTCTCAAAAGTCATACCACCAGAGTTCCACTGGTATTGTATGTAATCTGGGTTTGTTGCATCCATGCCCTCTAGCCTTTCTATTTCTTGTAGTGGCAAGGCAATTGTAGATTTGATTCCAACATTGTCGTCAATGTCGAGATAAAGAATGAAGTCGCCATACTTACACATTGTTCGGCACCACCCAAACAAGTTGTGTTCAATGTTCATGATGTTGTGATAAAGTATGTTTAGAACAGCTTTAATCTCGTCATTACGACATTTGATGTTTAACATTGGAGATAGAGCAGAGAATGTGGTCATCTCGTCTGCGTAGATGTCGAGAGCAGAAGCCAACTCTGGCATGTATTCCATCTGGTCAAAGTCGATGTAACGCTCTGACCTGCGCTGGTTTGCAATAGCATTTGCAGCAATTGTGTCTAACGGGTTGTAAGATTGCTTCTTGAACTGCTGTCCTGATGCTGATTTAAATCTTGTAGAATACTTATCAAGATGCTGTCTACGAATCTTACGACCGGATTCGGAGCGGTAATTGATGATAGGTCCAGAAAACAGGCGAGTCAAAGACTTAAAAAGCTGTGAATCTCTATTTGCTGGGTTACTACCTTGTTTGGGATTTTGTGGTGCCATTTATTTTCTCACTTAATAATCCACATATATTGTGAATATAAATTTTTTGCTTCATTCATTTTACTAGTAGTATCATTACCTGTGTAGCCAATTTGTCCTCTTATCTGTGTATTTAGGGTAGTTCTGGAAGTCATAATCGAATCTACGAATGCTTTTTGATAGTTTAGGTCTCGGGCGTTTGTCTGGAGGGCAGTATCTCTAACCCAACAACAAATCGCAAGAGCCATCACTAAGTCATCGTTGTAGCCCCTCATGGCTTGTGGCTTCCCGTTATACCAAATAAAAGTGCGGAACTCGTTTGCTAAACGTGAAGAATACGTCTTAACTAGTTTGTTTCTCACAAACTCTTCCAACTTGGCTACAATGAGGGGTCTGGTCTTGCTTGTAGTGGAAAAACCAGCGATAGCACCAGACTTATGCTCGCCAAGGTGTTGGTCAATGTATTCGTGTGTAGATTTGATAGAGTAATAAAGATTAGGATAGCCATACTCTACTAACTTATCTATAACTGTATAGCCAATAGAATTATTTTCTACAACCATCATGGCGTTACCAAACTCTCTACCTACTTGATTAAGCATGTTCGCATAAAGGTCAGGCGTTGGCTTGCCCATGTATTCGCCAATGATCTCCATTGTTTCAAGCTTTAGAATATGAAACGTAGAACTGTCAGCACCATCGCCTCTAGCAACGTCTGCAGCCATAAGATAATTGCAAGTTGGGTCGTATTCTTCCCAAATCCAAAAGTTTCTGTCAAATCCGGTTTTGTGCTTTGGCTCTCTAATGTTAGCCATAATCCATTCCATGTTGTCTGGATCAATAACAGTTTCGCCAGAAGTATTGAAGTTACACTCCAACTCCTGCGCAATCTGTCTTCTGGACATGTTTTTGGTTTCTTTCTTAAACCATTCTTCATCTCTGTCAGGGTGAACGTCCCACATAAGCGTTGTGAGATGGAAATTATTTTCACTACTCTCGGCACCTGTGCAAGTTTTGTGGAACCAGTTACCAACACCGTTTGGTGTTGAGATCGCAATGCAGCGACCACCCGTTGATAGTGTTGGGTATAGACCAGTCCACAACTCTTCTAACCCTTCGATGTGTGCAGCCTCGTCAAGAACAAGAAGTGATAGTGCTTCAGAACGACCAGCATCACCAGAGGTAGAAGCAGCCTTGATAGAAGAACCGTTTGATAACTCGAAAGACGTGCGGTTGTCAGTTGTAATGTTCGCAATCCTGATCCAGTCAGGAAGGTTCTTCATAATGTTCTTGACTTTGCGAACCAAGTTGCCTGCTGTCTCAAACTTGGTTGCCATAACAAGGATAGCCTTGTCACGGTGAAACAGCATCATCCAAACAATGTAGCCAGCGGTAATCGTTGAGATACCTAGCTGGCGACCCTTGTTGATGATGTTGAAACGATAGTCGTTAAAATCTTCTAGCAGCTTATCCTGATAATCATATGTCTTAAACAACATAAGCCCGTGCATCGGGTGAGAAATGCGGGCATAGTTTTTCAGGAAGTAAGAAGGATCTTTACCGCACTTAACAACTTCTTTGAGTATTTGTTGTTTCGTTAATCTTGGCATTCATCTTTCTTTATTCTTTCTTACCAGAATTTTTGGGTCTCTTGTCGTTTGGGGGACGCTTGCCAAGACCGCCCTGCTTCATGAATGCTTCCCAACCAGCAGCAAGTTTATCCTCTGTGGCTTCGCCAACAACTGCAACCTCTTCCATGCCACCAATCTTGTATTCCATAACAGCGGTGACCCAAGATCGGACGCGGGATGAGTTCTCTACACGAATGTCAATCTCGCCTTGCTTAGTTAGCGAGGGAGTGGAGCCTGTAATCTTGCGTGCTTCTTTCTTGAGAAACTTAACAATCTCGTTCATTTGTGATTCGACATCAGACTCAAAGCCGTTAGCGTATACTTCTTTAAGTTGCACTTCTGACATATATGAAAGTCTCATAATGTTACCGTGAAACTTCACATTGAAGCCGTCCATAACACGCTTATCAATAAGAGGATTACCTTCCTCTCTCTTTAGTCCTGCCTTGACAGGCTCGCCATCTTCGGTCATAGCGCCATCGTAGGCGTTTGCTGCGGCTTGTGATAAGCCTTGAACGATTTCGTAAACTGTTGCCATTGTATAGTGTTCCTTTAAAATAAATAGTTTATTGTTTTTTTACCATTCTTTGTTGAATTAATTTCATAGCTCTTTCAAGAAAAGTTCTATGCTGTAACAAATCAATACCTTCGGTTGCAGCGAGGTCAGAAATAAACTTTTCCAACTGATCTACAATTTTCTGCTCTTGTGGAGTGAACTCGCCACTTGTATCTTTGATTCTTTCTCTTGAGGTTTTGATTCTCTGCGAAGAAGACATAGAGCCTGTCTTTAGCTTTGTAGCATTTTTATCGCCAATATCAGCTTGCTCTTCTTTTGCTTCTTTGAGA